CAAATGAAACACATTCTCACATTCATCGCATCCGCACTTATGGCGCTTTCGGCCATGGCCGGGGACTATTCGGACGCTGTGGACAAGCAAAACGCCTGCGCGCGCGAGGGCCGGATGGGCGCCGAAGCCTTCGCCAGCGATACGGTTTTTGGAAAGCCGCTTAAAGAGCATACGGCGGCGCACGCCCGTGGCGAGATATCCCAAGATGCCATGACCGGCATTCTGATGGTCTTCATCAATTCCAAAATGTCCAAGATCACCAACGAACAGGCCGCATACATGGACGCTTGGGCGCGCTGCATGGACCGCAAGCCCAAAGGCTAGGGCCTCCCTAGCATGGGCTCATGACCATCGTTATCAACACCTCCGACCTTTCCCGCGCGCGCGAAGAGTTCGTCGGATTGTTTGGGTCTTTGGACTCAAAACGCCCTGATGCATGGGTGACTTACGGCTACCCAGCCGACATCACATTTCAGAAGCTGCTTACTGCCTACGAGCGCGGAGGCCCAGCACAAGGGGCCGTGCACCGCATCCTGGACAAGTGCTGGCAGGAATTGCCCCGCATCAAGCAGCCTGACGCGGACAAGCCTACACCATGGGAGACAAAGCTCTCCAAGCTTATGAAATCCGTAGGCGCCTGGGCCAAGCTGCGCGACTTTGACCGCCGCAACATGGTGGGCAGGTACGCTGGACTGATCTACCGGGTGGCCGACAACAAGCCACTGAGCGAGCCGCTGGACACCGCCACCAAGTTGGTGGACCTGATCCCGGTGTACGAGGATCAGCTCAAGGTCACTGCTTGGTACAGCGACAAGAACGACCCGGACAAGTTTGGCAAGCCTGCCATGTTTCAGTACCGGGCGCGCCTACCCGGCGCCACCGACAACCAGGCCCAGCCCGACAGTTGGGAGGACGTACACCCCAGCCGCGTGCAGATCCTGGCCGAGGGAAGCGTGGGCAATATGTTTGAGGGCGTGCCGCTGCTGAAAGCTGGCTTCAATTCGCTGGTGGACATCGAGAAGATCAGCGGGGGCAGCGCCGAGAGCTACCTCAAGAACAGCGCCCGGACCATCGTTTTCAAGTATGACGCCAATGCCAGCGTGCAGGCCATCACCAGCCAAGACGGAACGACCAAGACCGTGCGCGAGGTGCATGAGGAGCAAACCCGCTCCCTGAACCGCAACCAGGACAGCTCCATTGTGCTGCAGGGCGGCGATGCGACCACGCTGCAGACCACGACCAGCGACCCCGGCCCAGCGTTTGAGGTGGCGGCTTATGCGTTTTGCGCCTCTGTGGGCCTTTCGTACTCTGGCGTATTTGGTCAGCGCTTGGGGCAGCTTGCAAGCGAGCAGGACATCAAGGCGGACAACGCCCGCTGCGCAAGCCGTCGCATCAACGAGCTGACGCCCATGCTGGAAGAGTTCGTGACGCGCATGCAGGCGGCCGGCATCATCGAGGCGGGTGAGTTTGAGATTGAATGGCCTCCGTTGGACGCCCCGGGCGACGATGCCAAATACGCATTGCTGGACAAGCTGACCAACGCCATGCAGAAGGCGTTTCAGTCTGGGCTTGCTGAACCGCTCTTCGATGCCAACGAGCTGCGCGGGGTGGCTGGGTTTGAGACGCGCAAGGATGACGGGATGCCGGGTGAGGGCGACCCGGCCAAGGCCCAAGTTCATCCATTCGCCCCGACCGCGCAATGAACCCAATAATCCCCGGCAACGTCAAGGATAGAACTGGCACAGCCGGGATTCTTCGCAGGGCCAATGCTGAGATTAAAAAGCGGTACGCTGGGCTATCGCGTGAAGTTCTCGAAATCTTCGACCGCATACCCGTTTTCGCTCTAAACGATGCGGCTGATCGCGTCCTCTACGGGATGACTCCCGAGCAAATGGCGGTCTTGTCCGCAGAGCTGCAGGCGGCAGTAGAGCGATGGATAGCATCGGGCCGAGACCCTGCATATTCATTTTGGTGGAATCAGTATGTGAGTGACGCAAGCCATTTGGGTACGGCCCAGAGCGTTGCAAATTTGAGCAATCTGTCAGCGGCATACGCAGCTACGCGGACCATTGAGGCCGTGATCTACAGCGCTCCCTATCAGTCAAGATTGGGAATTGCACAACTCAGAGACCAGGCCCATTGGACTGGCTTAGCCGCCACCCAGAAGGCAGACCTGGCCCAGATCATCGGGCGCGCCGTGGTGGACGGGAAGAACCCCAAGGCCGTGCGGACGGAAATCATGGAGCGGCTGGAGGTAAGCCGAAGCAAGGCGGCGCAGTACGCTCAGACAGACATTCCCGACACGCTCAGGCAAGCGCGCTGGGCTGAGGATGACTATGCGCAAGATAGCTTGGGGCTCAAGCTTGGGGAGCTGTGGACATCGGCTCTCAAGCCAACGACCCGGGCATGGCACGCCAGCCGCAACGGCAAGGTATACACAACTGCGGAGGTGCGCAAGTTCTACAGCGAGAGCGGGAATCGCTACAACTGTTTTTGTGCCCAGACTTCATGCCTGCTGGATGCCGATGGCAAGCCTATTTTGACAAAACGCCTCCAGTCCACCATGAGCAACGAGCTGTCAGCGTGGAAGAAAAACTACTCTAAGTAGGCTTCAAGATACGCCAGCGCTTGGCGGCTTTTTGAACTCGACCTCGACTCGCCTGATGAATTCAGGTGCGGCTGACTCTGAGGTGGTGACTTCAATACTCCGAATGCTGAGCGACTCAACATAAATTCCGGTGCTTTTTTCGTAATCAGTGACGAGTGCAGCAATGGCGGACCGCAAAGTCTCTGCCTTGTTTTTTGGTTCATTCATGCTCATGGTTTCCCCCTTGTTTGCTCAATAGCCTCATCCAGCAAGCGCTTTGCCCAGCGACTACCGCCCAGCTCCAACCACTTTGCATATTGCTCGTCCGTCAGCCGCGCCTTGACGATGTGTCGGGCAGGGTTGTCGGCTGGGGGGCGTCCTGCCCCCTCTCGTTTGCCGCCGCTGTGGCTTCGTTTGGTTCTGCGGCTGTTGTTAACGCTGACGTGTCTACATGGTTGGCAACTACTACAGGCACAGGCGACTCCATCACCATGGGGGACGGATCGCATTGCAGCATTGGACTTAACGGCCCCGGTTATGACCGCATGGCGGATTATGTTGTGCGCGATCACGCATCGCTGTACGTATGAGAGCCGCCCTAATCTGCGCTGCCATAGTGGCGGCGCAGATACCAACCCAAGCCGCACCGGTGTGCGCCCCCATGATCAATGCAGCAGGCCACCCGCTCGCCCCGCGCTGGGAGACTGGTACGTTTGGAAAGCACATGGTGCTGATGTGCACCGATGCACTCCAGTCAAAGACCTTCCCCGGCGGTCTAAGCTGCCTGCACGCCGACTGCAACGTGAATACCTTCGGGGCCGCAGTGCTCAAGATCATGCACGCCGAAGACCGCCAGAAAGCCATGGATGAAGAGTGGGCAGCTGGCGTGAAATGGACATGCGATGCCGCGCCCACTGCCGCAAAAGCCAACCTGTGCACCGAGCGAGCCGAGCTGATCAGGACGAACTGGGCCAAATGGTCCGCTGGGCATGCGGTGTCGGTTTGGCGGGTCAAGGCCAACGGCGCTGCCACCACGCGCCCAGCCTATGCCCTGGTCAATGGCGTGCTGGGCACCAAAGAAGTTGCCCGCGCCACGGTGGGCGCCACCTGCAACGTGGCACGCCCCACAGCCCCGGCCACGGGTGGCGATATCCGCGCGGAGTTTGGGCCAGCCAATGCGGCCGGTGTCGTGACCATATGCAGCAAGCAGTAGCCTACCTAGCATGACCCCATGTCCTCACTCGCACGCTGGTCCCTAACCTCCAAAGCCACGTATTGGAGCCTGACCGGCTTCGATGACTGGACTCAGGAAAAGACCTACGGCCCGCCCGTGGTGATTGCCTGCGATTACAGCGCCGAGTCCAAGCGCATGACCGACGCCAAGGGCATCGAGTTCACCACCCGCCAGATCATTTACACCGAGTGCGCAGACCTCAAGCAGGGCGACTACATCCTGATTGGGGAGAGTGCCACAGCTTCACCGATTGCTGCCGGGGCTTTTGAGGTGCGCGTAATCACGCGGGATGCAGACACGTTTGAGAACAAGGCAGACGATTACACGATAGCGACTTAATGGCCACCAAACCCAGCGTCAACAACAAGCTGCCTCAGTTCATCAAACAAACTGAGGTCAGGGCGGCACGCGGCATGACTCAAGCTCTCATTCTGGGTGCCAGCGAGGCCAGCGTGTTGACGCCCATCGACACCGGGACGCTACTCAATTCTCAGTTACGCAACGTGGACAAGCAGGGCTCCAAGATCGTGGGCACCGTGGGCTATACGGCCAGCTACGCAGTGCCGGTGCACGACCCCGAGAACCCGCAGAACTTCCGCCGCCCCAGCGCCACCAAAGAATTCTTGCGAAAAGGCTTTGAGCGGGCCGAGCCGAACATCACTGCAGTGATCACGGGCAGCATCAAGACCTGATTTTGCCCCTCCCTAGCATTGGGCGCATGTCTGCATCCGACGCCCTGCGCACCTTCATTGACCCTCTGCTTGATGGCTGGAAGATTCAGCTTGGCCGCTGGGTTGACGGTGCCAAAGGAGACCGATTCGCAGTGATCCGGCCCGCTGGAGGTGCGCCCGCTGAGCTGGTGCGCAGACCACAGTTCTCCCTGATGCTGATCGGCGCTCTGAATGAGCCCGCACAGACCGCGCAGACCGCCGCCGATGCCATCGTTGAAGCCATGCGCGCGAGCAGCGGGACCCTAGTTTTCTTGCAACCGGGCGAGCCGGTGTTTTGGGCCACCGATGACGGCCGGCCTGTTTTTGAAATCGCCGTATCGGCAATTACCAACTGAAGGAGTAAATTATGGTCGCACACGTAGGGCGTGACGTACAAGTCGAATTTGCCATCGCTGATGAAAATGCCATTCCGGCAAGCCTAACATATCTCGTTTTGGGCATGGTTCGCGGGAAGGCTCTGAGTAATAAATGGGATGACGTTGACACAACCGCCGACAAGTCACCCGACTACACAAAAACCTCTTTAGTTACGTTCAAGGGCGTAGAGCTAAGCCTTGATGGCGTGGCCTACGACGACGATATTCACAACCAAGAAGCGCTTGAAGGCATGGTAGCTGCACCGTCAGTGCTGACCAACTATCAGCCCAAGGTTTGGTTTCGAATCACTTATCCAAGCGGAAAGAAATACGAAGGCCCGTACTTGCTGACCAGTTGGGAAAACGACGATCCGCATGACGGCGCGGCCACATGGAGTGCATCCGCAAAGAGTAACGGCGCAGTTGCCTTCACACCATCGCCATAAGGAGAAATAGCCATGGCAACAATCACATCAATCGACGCATCCGGCCAAGGCGTATTCGCTTCCGCACATACCACGCTGACCGCTGACGACATCATCACATTTGCCCCTACCCGCAAGCAGCTTTTGGTACTGAGCAACCCCACCGGGGGCTCTCTGACTGCAACTCTGGACGGCGCTGCGGGGAATACAGTAAACGCCCCAGGCGTTGGGCCTGTGTCCGTGTCCGCTGGTCTTGCAATTGTGCTGCCTGCTGGCGAGTGCAAGTCCGTGGTGTTGGGCACCGTGAGCGCCTACTGCCAGGGCGTTGTGCACCTTGCTGGCGGCGCTGGCATCCGGGCCCAACTGTTCAACCTCTGATGCTGGTCGAGTGCGGCTTTGCCAAGCTCACAACTAGCGAGGGTGTTGAATATTCGTTCACGCCTTCGCTGGGCCGCATAGCCGCGCTTGGAACCCCGCAGGAAATCGTCAAGCTGTACGCCGGTTTGCACGGCGCCAGTGCGGCCAAGGAAGCCGCCTACGTGCTTGCCAGCCTGTGCGATCAGGAAGACCCCACGCCGCTGGTCGGCGGCGAGGTCCTAGACCCAGATGATCCGCAGGCTCCTGCCCGCGTCATCCCTGCCGCCATGCCTGAGTCCGAGCAGATCATCATTGCCCGCCACCTGATGCAACACGGCATTGCGGGCAAGGCCAAGCCCAGCAACAAGGGCGACGGCAAGTATTCAGACAAGTTCGAGGCCGCCGAGTACATCGCCGCAGCCCGCGTGCACCTGGGTCTCTCCAGCGCAGACGCCGAAGCCCTGAGCATGACCGAGTTTCAAATGATGTTTGAAATGAAGTTCCCGACCAAGGCGGAAGGCAAGCGGGATGTGCCGACGAAAGAAGAGTATCTGGCCTCACTGAAAGCAATTGAGGGACGCCGCAATGGCTGAAAAAGTAGGCAGTTTGTATTACGAGGTAACCCTCGATACGAGGGAAATGATCGACGGCCAGCGCAAGGTCGATCGGGAGCTGAAGAACACCTCCAACAGTCTGGACACCTTCGGCGGAAAGCTGACTCAAGTTGCCGCCGCAGTCGGAGCCTATGCCGCCGCGCTCTACCTGATTCGCCAGTCTGACGCCTTCACGAAGTTAAACGCCCAACTCAAGCTGGCGACGGATTCCAGCCGAGAGCTGGCCGTGGCTCAGGCGGATGTACGGCGCATCGCCAAAGAGGCTCAGACCGACATATCCGGCGTTGCAACCCTGTACGCCCGAATCACCAGCGCTACCAAAGAGCTGGGCGCCTCTCAAACTCAGGTTGCCGCAATAACGCGCACTGTGGCGCTGGCGCTCAAGGTCAGCGGGGCCGGTGCGCAAGAATCGGCAAGCGCGACCCTGCAGCTTTCCCAAGCCTTCGCCAGCGGAGTGCTGCGCGGCGAGGAATTCAACGCTGTCAGCGAAGCCGCGCCGCGTCTGATGAAGGCGCTTGCCGATGGTATTGGCGTGCCAATTGGGCAGCTACGCAGCATGGCAGAGGCTGGGCAGCTCACGAGCGATGTGCTGGCCAATGCCCTGCCCAGGGCCCTGGGCGACTTGGAGCAAGAGGCCAAGATGGTGCAGACCATCAGCGGCGCATTCCAAGAGCTTAAAAACGAGGTGATGCTATTTATTGGAGAGCAGACCACGGCTAACGGTGCCGTCAAACTTGTGGCTGGCAGCATCGGGCTACTGACCGAAAACCTCGGATTGCTGGCCGGGGTTCTGGCTACCGTGGCGGCGGTCAAGTTTGCGGTGTGGCTGCAATCGCTTGTGGCCCAGAGCTATGCCGCAGTCGCCGCGAACAGGGCATTGATGGCTTCCAATCTGGCCGGTGCGCAGGCTCAGGCCGCCGCCACAGCCGCCACCCTGACCCTGACAACCGCCCGCGTTGCCGAATTGCGCCAAGCCGTTTTGGCAGCCGAGGGTAATGTGGCTCTGGCCGTCACAACAAACGGACTGATCCCAGCCCAGGCCCGCGCCGCCGCCGCCGCGCAAGCGCACAGCGCATCCTTGGCAGCGCTTGCGACTGCACAGCGGGCGGCATCCGTAACGGGCGGAGCTGCAACTGCTGCGATGGGATTGTTGGGTGGACCAATCGGCGCCATTACCTTGCTGCTTGGCCTTGGGGCCACGGCGTGGGCAACGTGGGGCAACTCGTCAGAAAAGGCGAACGACCAAGCCGCCAGTTCCATTGAGGCCAGCACCCAAGAAATCATCAACAGCCTGGAAAAGCAGAACGCAAAGCTGCGCGAGAGACTGGCGCTGGCAAAGGCGGGGAATGTGGAGGCTGCGAAGGGGGGCGGCGCGAGCGAAGAAAAGCTCGCGTCCGTTCTGACAAAGATCAACGCGATCAAGGCCAAGGGAAACGCCCTGACGTTCTCAGACCGGATGCAGTTGATCGAGTACGAATCGCAGTACCAGAAGATCTCCGCTGCGCTGGAGAAGAACCGCCAGCTTACTGGTGAAATCTCGAATCTCGGAAAAGAGTCAAAGGCATCCGAATGGCTAGTTAAGTACGCCACCGACTTGGAGCGCGTGAATGCCGAGGTAGCCAAGGCCAAGAAAGAGCTAGGCGACGCCTTCACGCCCGAGCTGGAGCAGCGCATCCGGGCCAAGATCATGCCCGCAAAGAAGGGGGCAGGCGCTCAGAAAAGCCCAGACCAGAAGTTTGATGACGCTGGTTATCTGGCAGACCTTGAGGCCAAGTCGGTTGAAGCGTGGGACCGGATCGGCGTCATTGAAACCGAGGCCAAGCGTAAGAATGACGTGCTGCTGGCCGAGAAGAGAATCAGCGCCGAAACACACGAGCGCGCAGTCACCCTGATTACAGCCGATGCCCTGGCAGAGCGCCAGAAGCTCATGGAGGCCGACTTCCAAAGGGCCGTTGCAGACGGTGAGCGCCGCGCCGAAGAAAAAGCCCGCGCCGAAAGCCAGCGCAAGAGCGGCCAGGACGTTGCCAGGCGCGAGATTGCAGGCACCAACCCCATCGACACCATCCGATTTGAAGAAGAGCAAAAGATCGCAGTCATGGAGCAGTACCGTCTGCAAGACCTTGCAAACACCCAGCTCTACGAGGACGCCAAAGCAGCCATCCATGCCAAAGCCGCCGCAGACATCAAGGCGGTGCAAGACGCGAGCATGGTTGCTCAGTTGCAAGGATACGGCCAGCTCTTCGGCGGGGTTGCTGACATCACCAAGACATTTGCAGGCGAGCAGGACGACACATACAAAGCCCTTTTTGCAGTGTCGAAAGCCTTCGCCATGGCTGATTCCATCATCAAGATTCAGCAGGGCATTGCAAGCGCCGCATCACTCCCATTTCCATCAAACATTGGGGCCATGGCAACCGTGGCCGCCCAGACGGCTGGAATCGTCTCCACCATCAGCGGCACCAGCTACGGCGGCGGGCGGCAGTACGGCGGCCCAGTATCGAGCGGAAGCATGTACCGGGTCAACGAAACCGGCGCCCCTGAAATGTTCACCGCCAACAACGGCAACCAGTACATGCTGCCCACCAAGTCCGGCAGCGTAACATCCGCCGACAAGGTAGGCGGTGGCGGTGTCAGCGTGGTGGTGCACGTTGACGCCAGCGGTTCAAGCGTGGAAGGCGACAACGCGCAGGCAAGACAGCTCGGGGTCATGATTGGGAATGTCGTGATGGCAAAACTTGTCGAGCAGAAACGAAACGGGGGGCTGTTGGCATGAGTACCTTTACATGGGCGCCCGCTCCAGGATCCAGCCAGAGCAAGGCCCCGCGCGTCAAAACTGCGCAGTTTGGCGACGGCTACAGCCAGCGCGTGGGCGACGGTATCAACACCATCGTGCGCGCATGGTCGGTGACTTTCACCCGGGCGACGGCGGACATTGATGCCATTGACGCATTCCTTACCGCGCGGGCGGGCGTGGAGTCTTTCGACTGGACGCCACCAGCCGGCGCGGCTGGCAAGTGGATTTGTGCAGAGTGGGGCCGGGACAAGATCCACAGCAACGTGCAGGCCATCAGCACATCCTTTGTGGAGGTGTTTGAGTGATCGAGTCAGACGTCCAAAAGCTGGCCCCTGGCGCCATCGTTGACCTGTTTGAGCTGGACGCCACGGCCCTGGGCGGCTCTGTCATCCGGTGGCATAACGGCGTAAACGCGCTTGGTAACGATGTGGTGTGGCAGGGCAACAGCTACACCCGGTTCCCGGTGGAGGCCGGTGGCTTTGCCCGAAGCGGGCAGGGCACCATGCCGCGCCCCACGATGAAGGTGGCCAACGTCAGCGGCTTGGTGGGCGCCCTGGCGCGCGAGCTGCGCGACTTGTGCGGGGCCAAGGTCACGCGCCGGCGCACCTTCGTGAAGTACCTCGATGCCGTCAACTTCCCCGGGGGCGTCAACCCGCAAGCCGATCCAAACGTTGGGTTTCCCAATGAGGTATGGTTTGTAGACCGCAAGGCTGCTGAGAACGGCATCTATGTGGAGTTTGAGCTTTCCGCCGCATTCGATGTTCAGGGCGTCAAGCTGCCACGGCGCCAGTGCATCCAGAACGTGTGTGTCTGGGGTTACAGGAGTGCCGAATGCGGATACACGGGCGGGCCGGTGGCAGACAAGACCGACGCGCCCACCAGCAACCCGGCGCTGGACCAGTGCGGCAAGCGTGTGGCCAGTTGCAAGTTGAGGTTTGGACAGTTTGAGCCATTGAGCTTTGGCAGTTTCCCAGGTGTGGGGCTTGTTCGGTAGGGAGGGTTGATTTACTGTTGGTTTAGTCCGATAATTTGGCCATGAAACCCTTGGACATGATCAACGAATGGCGCAAGGGATGCTCGTGCGCAGGCCCATATTTTGACAAGATGATGGGGTACGCAGATGGCACCACGCCAGCCTCCGAGTGCATCGAATGCACGAATGGGCTTATTGACGCGCTGGAGAAATCGCTGCAGACCGACGAAAGTTTGTTGGTAGCCGATGCGAACTAGGTAACCAAGCAAAAACAAGCCCGCCGCGAGCGGGTTTTTTTACGCCAACAGCCAGTCTAGCCGCTGGCTTTTTTGCATCATTCACGCCTCCCTAGCATTGCGTGAATGATCGAGCTACCCGCGCCCATACTTGCAGAAATCCGCGCCCATGCGGAGCGGGAGTATCCCCGCGAATCCTGCGGTTTGGTGGTGGTGCGCAAGGGCCGCAAGCGCTATGTGCCGGTGCGCAACGTGGCCGAGAAAAACGAGCATTTTGTGATGCACCCGCAAGACCAAGCGGGCGCAGAAGACGAGGGCGAAGTGCTGATGGTGGTTCACTCCCACCCCAACCTTCCGCCCGTGCCGTCCCAGGCTGACTTAGTTGGCTGCGAAGCCTCTTGCCTGCCATGGCTGATCGTCAATTGGCCCACGGGCGCGGTGCACCAATTCGCCCCGAGCGGCTACGTGGCCCCGCTGTACGGCCGCCAGTTCTCCCACGGCGTGCTGGACTGCTACAGCTTCATTCGGGACTACTACCGCCAAGAGCTGGGCACCGAGCTGCCCGACTTTGACCGCCCTGATGAATGGTGGCTCAATGGCCTAGATCTGTACCGCGACGGCTTCGCATCGGCTGGGTTTGAGCAAGTCACCGACACCATAAAGGCCCATGACGTGCTGCTGATGCGCGTGGCCTCTCCCGTTCCGAATCATGGCGCTGTGTATCTGGGAGATGGCCGCATTGGGCACCACCAGATGGGCCGACTGGCCAGCCGTGATATTTTTGGGGGCTGGTACGAAAAAGTGACCGTCGCCACGCTGCGCCACAGGAGCCTGACGTGAAAACCATTTTGCTCTATGGCTTTCTGGGCCGCCAGTTTGGCCGCGTGCACCGTTATGACGTAGCCAGCCCCGCCGAGGCCGTGCGCGCCATGTGCGCCACCCTCAAGGGATTCCGCAAGGCTCTGGTAGATGGTGGGGCCTACCGTGTGCTGGTGGGGGGCAAGCAGGCCCTGGCGGCGGACGAAGTTCCGCACCCAGTGTCTGACCGCGAGAGCATCCGCATCGTGCCCGTGATCGCTGGCGCTGGCCGGGGTGTGGGTTCATTCATCGTTGGCGCCGTATTGGTTGTGGCTGCTTACTTTGGGTACGGAAACTCAACGACCGTTCAGCTTGGGGTCGTGATGATGTTTGGCGGCGTGGCTCAAATGCTTTTTGCACCCAAGACCCCGGACAAGGTTGACCGGCCTGAGAACCAGCCTTCAACCTCTTTTGACGGCGCGGTCAACACCGCCGCCCAGGGAAATCCAGTTCCGGTGATGTACGGAGGCCCGCTGATTGTTGGCTCGCAGGTTGTTTCTGCTGGCCTGTCGGTGGAGTCCATCTGATGCAACAGATCCGAGGCGCTGGCGGTGGCGGCAAAGACGGCGGCGGCGCTGGGCGCACGCCCGTAGAGTCCCCGGACAGTCTGCGCTCGCGCCAGTACGCCCGTGTGGTGGACTTGGTGTCCGAAGGTGAAATATTTGGGTTGGTGGACGGCCTGAAATCGGTCTACCTGAACGACACGCCGGTACAGAACGCAGACGGCTCTTTCAACTTCAGCGGCGTGACTATGACCAGCCGCGTGGGCACCCAATCACAGGACTACATCCCCGGATTTTCTTCCGTCGAGGCAGAGTCTGCCGTATCAGTGCCGGTGGAAGCATCCGCCCCGGTCGTGCGATCCATCAGCAACGCGAATGCCAACGCTGTGCGCGTAACTGTGTCGGTGCCCCAGCTCAGCCAGCAGAACACCTCAAATGGTGACATTGGCGGCACATCGGTCTCCATCGCCATCGATGTGCAGACTGCGGGCGGCGGATACGTGGAAAAGGTCAGCGACACGATCACCGGCAAGACCACCAGCCGCTACCAGCGCGCCTACCGTATCGAACTGACCGGCACCGGCCCATGGGATGTGCGCGTGCGCCGCCTGACAGCAGACTCTACATCCAGCGCTCTAAACAATGCCACGTTTTGGGACAGCTACACCGAGATCATCGACGCCAAGCTGCGTTATCCAAATTCTGCGCTGGTGGCCCTTTCCATCGACTCTGAGCAATTCAACTCGATCCCAAGCCGGGGCTACGAGATCAAGGGCCTGCTGGTGCGCATTCCCAGCAACTACAACCCGGAGACACGCGCATACACCGGCATCTGGGACGGAACTTTCACCACCGCCTGGACAGATAACCCAGCGTGGTGCTTTTACGACATCGTGACGAATGATCGTTATGGTCTGGGCGCCTTCATTGATGCCAACCAGATTGACAAGTGGGCGCTGTACGAAATTGCACAGCATTGTGATGAACTGGTGCCAGATGGCTACGGGGGCATGGAGCCGCGCTATACCTGCAGCCTGTACCTGCAGACCCGTGAAGAGGCGTTCAAGGTCATCAACGACATGGCCGCCATTTTCTGCGGCATGGCCTACTGGGGCGCTGGCTCCATCATTCCAGTTCAAGACGCCCCATCCGATCCGGTGAAGCTGTTCACCCATGCCAACGTGGTGCCAAGCGCGGAAGGTGTGTATTTCAACTACGCTGGAAGCAGCGTAAAGGCCCGCCACACCGTGGCACTGGTGAGCTGGAACGACCCGGCAGATCGGTACAAACAAAAAATCGAGTACGTCGAGGACCAAGAGGGCATCGCTCTTTATGGCATCGTGCAAACCGAAGTGGTGGCGCTGGGCTGCACATCACGCGGGCAAGCGCACCGGTACGGCAGGCGCATCCTCTACACCGAGCGCATGGAGACTGAAACCATCAACTTCCGCGCTGGTCTGGAGGGTCTTGACCTGGCGCCCGGTGATGTTTTCCAGACCACCGACCCGGTGCGGGCTGGCGTGCGCTTGGGTGGGCGCCTGATCACAGCCACAACCGACACGCTCACGCTCGACGCACCTGTGACGCTGGAGGGTTCCGCCACCTACACATTGTGGGCCGTGCTGCCCAATGGGGCGGTGGAGAGCCGCACGGTAATTACTGGCGCAAGCACAACATCGGTGCTGTCCGTCTCGCCAGATTTCAGCGATGCGCCCCAGGCCATGGCCATGTGGGTATTGGCCGCTTCCAACTTGGCCCCGGAGACATGGCGCGCAATCAGCATCACCGAAGCAGATGGAGGCATGATTGCCGAAGTATCCGCCCTCAAATACTCGCCCAACAAGTATGCGGAGATTGAGCAAGGCATTGTCCTGGAGGCGCTGCCCACCAGCTCACTGTCCACCACCCAAGGCGCGCCCTCCGGATTCATCATCAGCGAAGACCTGTATCTGATCACCCCCAGCGTCGTGGGTGCCCGCATAACGGTATCCTGGCAGGGCAACGCAGCGCGCTACGAGCTGCAATACCGAATTCGCGGCGGAAACTGGTCAACGATTCAGGCCACGGCCACATCGGTTGACATCCAGCCAGTGGAGGCTGGAACCTACGAATTCACGCTGACCGCAATCAGCCCCCTGGGCGTGCGTTCCATTCCGGTCACGGCTACGAAGGAGATTTACGGCAAGACTGCTGCGCCCGCGCAAGTTGGCAACTTCGTGGTTACCAAGGTGGGCGGCGTGGCGATCGCTGTATGGGCATTGGTGGCCGATCTTGATGTGCGCGTGGGCGGCCGGATTGTGGCGCGCCACAGCCCCATGGTTAGCGGAGCCACTTGGCAAGACGGTGTGGTGCTGGAAGAGTTCACTGGGGATTCCGTCACCGGCCTGCTGCCACTGATCACCGGCACCTACATGGTAAAGGCCAAGGACAGCAGCGGCATCTACAGTCTGACCAGCTCCAGCTTTATTGCCACCGAAGGCATGGTTACCGGGTTCAACACCGTGGCCACCAACACGCAGGCCCCGAGCTTTGCTGGTGCGAAAACAAACACTGTAGCAGTTGGCGGAGTTCTCCGCCTTGATACCGGTGTCATGTTTGACGATGCGCCTGGATTGTTTGACCTTGCAGCGGGCTTGTTTGATAGCTCTGGGGGAGTGAGTCCAACAGGGTCATATCAATTTGACACTTACACCGATTTGGGGACGGTTGCCACTCGCCGCGTAGAGGTTGATCTGTCGGTGCTGTCCTACGACTCGGAATCGCTGTTTGATTACCGCGCAGGACTTTTTGACGACAACAACGGCGACTTTGACGGCGTCGCCATCAATGACTGCGATGCAACTTTGTACTACGCAGCAACCAATGATAACCCCGCATCAAGTCCGACGTGGACGGAATGGACGCCGTTCTTTGTAGCAGACGTAACAGCTCGCGCGCTCAAGTTCCGCATGGACCTTGTGAGCGGTGACGCATCCCACAATATCGATGTCAGCACCCTGCGGGTGGACATCAAAGAACCCGTTTAGAAAGGTACTCAATGTCACAACACGATATGGTTATTGACAATCAGGGCTTCGCGGCAACGCGGGCCGACTTCAATGCAGCGCTCGCCGCCCTGGTCACCAACAGCAGCGGCGCCACCGAGCCAGCTACGACCTACGCATTCCAGTGGTGGGCAGACACCACGGCCGGAATTTTGAAACAGCGCAACGCGGCCAATAGCGGGTGGATTGACATCCTGAACCTAACTACTGGCCTTCCATTTGCTGCGGCCTCGCAAGCTGAAATGGAAGCTGGCACCGAGACGGCGCTTCGGGCCATGTCACCGCTGCGGGTGGCGCAGGCCATCGCTGCATTGGGCAATACCAAGCCAGTCCCAGTTCGTCAAACAGTGCTATCAGGACCAGTCGACACAAACGGATTTTCTGCATTCGGCGGAAGCACCGGGGGTACGACTGTTACAGCTTCAGGAACTCTTGTGGCTACAGCATCAAATGGATTTGGCGCAAGCGGGCAGATTGATCGTGTCGGTAGCATCACCAATCCATCCTGGACTGGCCTGTCCACCACCGGCACGATGTACCTGTATCTAGACATTGCTGCCAACGGCACATGCACCACAGGCAGCACAACGCTGAACAGAGTAGAGCAGTGGGGCGGAACTTACTCCGCCATCAGCAACCAATTCACGTTCAACATTCAGGAAATGGTCGGTAAGGTCGGTAACGGATCGGTTGCGACGCAAACTTACAGAGTGTTTGTTGGCGAGGTAACTGTCACTGGTGGCTTGGTTACTGCAATCACCTGGTACGCCTTGCAGGGCAGGTATACGGGCGCGTGGACGGCCACATTGCCCGGAACCTCAACCAAGATTTCTGCTAACCATCTTATTGGTTCTATTCCAGGGGTAGCAAGACTCGCAGCCTTGTGCACAACGGCCAATGCGGGGTTCGCTGTCGGTGACATTCTTTCAGCGCTATCAACTACCGAGAACGGAGGGCCTTATGGCTTTCCAATTCTTCCAAGGGTGACGACAAAAGTCATATCTGCGGCAACGGGCGACAGGGGCGCGATTCAAGTGATACCAGAGGGTGGTGGCAGTTCTGTTATTCTTACATCAGCTTCTTGGTCATACCGTTTTGAGGCGTCGAGGGGGTGGTAATCATGTGGGTCGACATACAAGGGAAAATTTACTTCGGCGACTGCGCCACGGGTGATCGCGAGGCCACAGCGGATGAAATAGCAGCTTGGGAGGAATCCCGCAAGCCAACGGTTCGAGACCAGCTAAAGGCCCTCGATGCATCAAACACACTGACACAACGCAATCAGCGAGAATCAATCATGCTGATGAACGAAGCTTTCAAGACCATTAGCGGTGGCGCGCTGGACTTGTCACATATTCCCGGCGTGGCCCAAGTCTATGCTGTAGAGGCGCAAGCCGAAGTACTGAGGGCGATGCTGTGACATGGCTCCTGCTCTACCTGCTCCCACGCGCATTGGCCTACGCCGAGGCCGGACAGCGCCGCTATGTGGCCCACGCTCTGGCAGCCTACTTTGCCGATTGGATCGTGGCCCGCACAACGTTTGCGCAGCTTGCTGGCAAGCCCCGAAAGGGTGAAAAGACCGTCAGCGACATGCTGGAGCGGCTGGCGCACCCCTACAACAGCATCGACCCTGACTACCTGCTGTATCGGGAGCTGGCGCTGTACATCAACCGCAAAAGCCCAACGGGCGCACACATAAAGGCCGTGCTATGAGCGACATTGACCCAGTGCAATTCGGCGCGCTGACAGCCCAAGTAAAAACGCTTGAGAACCAAGTGGAGAACCTGTCCAGCGATGTCAAGCAACTGCTGGAGCTGGCCAACAAAAGCAAGGGGGGGTTCTGGGCCGGGATGGCAATAGCCTCCGCGCTGGGCGGCCTTGTCTCGTGGGTCGTCTCCAACTTCCATGTGAGCATCAAATGAAAATCGCCGACATCATCACCAGCAAAGACGGGAGCCTGTCTCTCACAAAGCTGGCTGCAGCCACGGCGCATCTGAACTTTGCAGCGTGGTTCGCATGGGTCACATACAAGAGCGGTTTTGTCGCGGAGATGTGGTTGCTCTACGGCACCTTTGCGGTAGGCCACGCCACAGCCGACAAGGCCATGGCCACCATCAATAGCTTCAAGACCCGGCAACTGGAGAAAGCACCATGATCAGCCTGAACGACTACGTAGGCCCACACAGCCACAGCAAAGACTGGAACGCAGAGCGCCGCGCGCATGCCGAGGCGCTGCTGCCGCCCGTCAATGCGCTGCTGGCCGAAGCCGTGGCCGATGGCATCAAGCTGCACACCAACCCGGCCACCGGCAGCTATGTAAGCGGCCAGACCATGGGCGGCTTTCGCCCGCAAGACTGCACCCAGGGCGCCCCAGGCTCCAGCCACAAGCAAGGGAAGGCGGTGGACGTTTATGACCCGCTGCACAAGCTGGCCCTGTGGTGCTTGGTGAATCTGGACCGACTGGAAGCTCATGGCCTGTACATGGAACACCCGGACGCTACCCCGAGCTGGACGCACCTCACCACCCGCGCGCCCAAGTCTGGACGCAGGGCATTCTACCCATGAGCCTGCTATTCAACTGGCGCTTGTGGGCCGCCATCCTGATAGCCGTGGCCCTGGCCGCCAGCCACTGGAAAACCTACAAGCTGGGCCAGACCGGCGTGCGCGCCGAGTGGACAGCCGAAAAGCTGAACACCGCCCAGCAAACCCTGCGCTTGCTGGAAAGCCGGGACCGCACCACCACCGCACTGCAGGACAACGCCGACACCCTCCGGAGAAACAAAAATGCGCAAATTTCCCGCCTTGATGCTGATCTTGCCACTGCTCTTGCTGGGCTGCAAAACCGCCCCGACCGTCCAGGCAGTGCCAATCTGCCCACGGATACCGGCGCTGGACCAAACCCCGGCTGCACAGGAGCCCAGCTTTTCAGACCGGATGCGGGATTTCTTGTCAGGGAAGCTGCCCGAGCTGAACGACAACGCGCTGACCTTGCCCAGTGCCAAGCTGCCCACGATCAAGCCAGAGCAGCCGTGAATTGACCGAAGCCATCCAAGCCCTGACCGCCTACAAGATCAGGCTGAAAGAGCAGGGCCAGACCCTGCATGCGTCTGTTGTGGACCGGTGCATCGCCATCATCAAACGGCTGGCCAAGTAGCGCGCTTAGGGATCAATCCCCGCACCGACATAGTGGCGTCTGTTTCCGCTTGAGTCAGACCGTTGATGCCGATGGGTTCCGCATAACTCCCATCGCGCAAGTCTTGCGGGTTTACGCCTGCCCATGCCTTTGCACCGCGCTCATTCAAGATCGCCAGTTCTTCGTCTGTCATTGGGTCAGACGCTGGCTTGTCTCTCCGTTCCTGCTGAATTTGAGAGGCAACGGGGTTTGTGCCTTGTTCGTTCACGTCTACCTGCGATGGCTGCGCTTGTGTGACTTGGAGGGCTGCGCAAATTTCGTCATGGGACTGTTTGACGTGGTGAATAGGCGGTTCAATGTCATAGGCAGAAAGCTCTTCTGCAAAAGCATCGCGCCACCGCTCCAGCAGTTCACGCTCAATAGTTACTTTGCTCACGCCTTCTCTCCTTTAGGTTGGGTGTGGTGGAGGGCGGCCCACGCCTTGCACCATTCGGTATCAGCCAGTAGACCGAAAATAGCGTCTTTCAAAAGCGCTCGATCGTTCTCATTCGGGACGTAACAGGCATCGCGGCCAGATTCTTCTTCGCCGACCATTTCGTACTCTTCGATGAAATCGTCAACGATCTGCTCAAGATTAGGCGGCTCCACCACCGGCGCTGCGGGTGCTGAAAGGTCTTTATCGACCTGAATGCTCCAACAGATCAGATCGTTTAGTTTCTTTTTTGCCGTGCCGTAGTCATCCCCCATGTCAGCTACCCCAAGGTGTGCGCCAACCATTGCTT